CACAATATCGAGAGATACTGCGCCCTCCTTAATGTTGTCGGAGTCCAGAAATCCATTAAATTCAGACGCAAACTCGTTGTTGTTGATGCGCCACTCTGACGGCTCGCAGATATCGCCATCCATTACGTGCTCTTGGCGCTTCTTCCAGGTCATACTATCTCCGGTCTGGTCTTAGGGCTTCATTCAACGGCTTAATCTTCCGCTGCTCTCCGACCTTCGCCTCGATGTCGTATCCTACAATCTCGATCTTTGTCCCACTTGGGGCATCTTCTGCTATTGCGAATGTAATACCAAGCTCCCTGGCTGGGCCCTTGTGGGTGGTACTAATGTCGTATCTGATCACTGTTGGGCGATATTCGCCCCAGTTATCAACGTCCCATTGCGCCTTTCCGTATACCGAATATCTCTCGTTTGGATCCTGCTGGTCTGCTGGCTGCTTGGCGTCTCTAACGTCGTACAGAGACCTGTTGACCCGATAGTTCAGGCCCATGTCATTGTTCCCGTACCCAACGCCATATACGAACACATGGGCTGGCTGAACTGACGAATATACGCTTCCAAACGGAAGATTCGCCGTCCTATAGAAAGGGTCGACCTTAAAGGTTTCACCCTTCATTGGGTAACCTTTAGAGTAAACAGCGATTCCCTTGTTTTGCGCGCCAGGCAAGCCAGACCTATCTGCAAAGTCATCGTAAGCGGTAGTCTCAAACCCGTCTTCTGGGTCTGTGTCCAGCCGGTCAACGCCAAAGAATAGGTATCCCCTGTGATCATTTGAGTGGGCCGCGCAAGAGATCGGATAGTTCTCCCGCACACTCCAAGACCCGACAAGGTAATGGTACACAAGCAGTCGATTGTTTTTTCTGGAGCCGTGGGTGGGGACCGAAAGCCAATACTCGTTATCTTTAAGGTAAACCGACCCAATGGCCTTCAGTGAAGCGGATGTGTTGATTAGCTCCATCTGGCCTGGAATCTCGGTGGACAGCTTTACAATTTTTGTGGCTGTGCCTGTGTTCTCGAGAGCGCCTTCAAGAAGATAGATATCCTTGTCGGACAAGAACACCAAGCCGAGACCTGGAAGCTCTGCAATGCTGTTTGGAGCCCAGCAGCCAACGTCCCTATTAAGCGTTTCAGCGTAGAACCCTGACCTTGGGTCACCTTTGATTAGGTAGATTCCCCTGGACTTGAATACTACCAGAGCATTCTTGGTTGCCCTCATGCCGGTAATTGGGCTCCCATCAGAGTCTCCGATGTCAATGGAGAAGCGCTCTGGGAACATCTCTGGAAAGTTTGGCTTAGAGAACCGGACGGTATTGTTTGTCGTTCCAGCTACGAACATCGTGTTCTTAAAGCTTGAAATGAACCTTGTTCCCCCAGGATAGCTTCCAACATTGCGGGTGCTTAGCAATCCGCCAAGAGATGAGTCGGGATGGCCGTCAACCATCCGCGAGGTCATATTGTCTTCAATCTCTTTCAGGAAGTAGTACCGCTTAGACGCGCCCTTTAGGACCATCGACCCCTTGGAGTTGTACAGGTTTCTTGTCCTGTAGATCCTTCTGGCCACACATTCTGACGGGCCTCTTGGGATGGTTACCGCAACGAGACCTTGCCCATGCTGGTTTTTGCCTGCCGATCCATTTCTGAACTTTACAACAGACGATGCAGGGGATGGCTCAGACTCTTGGCCTCGCTCGTTTACATATGTGACCTTGTATTGCCAGCCAACAGGTCTTGAGTCGTACTGCTCGTTTAGCCTCAGGTGGGTTTTTATGTTTTCATCGCTATTGTGTAGAACCTCACCACCATGGTCCATTATGACGCGGCCCAGCGCGATGGCCTCCTTGACGGAGGTTGGCGTTGGCGGGCCAAGAGTAGACAAGTCAAACGACTCGGCGTGTGCCCTGCTGAAGGCATACGTTCTATACTTCCCAGTACCAAACTTGGCGAAACTTTTGGGGCCCATGCCAAAATGACGAAGCTCCCCAAAGAGCCCATACATGCCTTTACGTTTCTGTGGATCCTCTGTTTTCAGGTCATCATTATTTCCAATCGCATAGCAGTAAGTTGCCGAATCCATCCAATCACATGCGGACACCTCAGGGGCTTCAGGGGCAGACTGAAACCCAGCCTTTTCCGCATACTCACCATTAAAGACAAGGGGGGCCTGGTGCCCGTTTACCAAGTACAGCCGGTTACTCCAGGCCTGTGCCTGGGTCGGGACAACGAGGCCCGCATCGTATCGGTCTGAAATTGCCCTCAGGCCTCTACCGATGTCCGCATCCGCATTCGTGTTGCTCCTTCGCTTGTCGAACGCGACCATTAAGCGGGAAGGCTCTTTATCTGCCGATGTCGAGTACTCCCATTTGGACCTAGACCCATCAAAGTATCGAAGCTCAAGCCTGTTTGGGTCAATGGCCTGGTCGTCTGGATCCCAGCTTTGCTGCTCATAGACCAAGAATTGCCGGGCGCCGTTATGTTGGGCAAACCAGTGGATACTTTTGACTACAGGGTAAAATATCTCCTGTACATCATCGACCGTAACGGTCTCAACGGTCGTGGTGATCGTTATTGGGGGCGGTGAGTATTTGTGGTTTTTTTCGGACAGATATTGTTCTTTTTCTTCAGGGTCGCCGAAGGCGTGGTATTCCGTCACCTCTTCTGTGGTTGTAGTGGTGGTCTTTAGGGCGTAGTACGGAGACTGCTGAAAGTATGGGTGCCACCCGCCAGCAGTCCTCCATGAGTCATTCGATACCCACGACATATCTTGGATATATAGAGCATTATTGGCCTCAGTTAGCCACCGCTCATCCATACCCCTAAGATTGAATACTTGAAATGTCTGAGTCAGCATGTTCTACCCAATCTTAGAAGGTGTTCCCCAGCGCTCACCGGCAAATACAGTTCGATCGAACGATCCGCGAATGTACTTTCGATTGGTCCTGGCGAGATATTTTTGGCGCATTCGGTCTAATAAGTCCTCAGCCTTTCTCTCATAAAGTTGAGATTGGCTGGTAATTCCGTGCTGCATACAAATGTCGGAGAGGGCAGCGTAAACCAAGAGGTGATGGTATTGGACCGGCCACTCTGGAGTGTCAGCATCCGCAACAAGACGCTTCGGCCTGGACAGGTATCGGATCTCTATGTCCATATCGCTGCTTGGCGGGCGGTACACCCTAATGGTCTGGCTTGGCCCAGACTCATCCAGCACCCTCAGCTTAGACAGTTCCCCATCGTGGTATGTCCATGCGCCCGTTCGCATCCAAAACGCCTCTGGCCAGCCCAGTACAGCTTGACTGCTTCCATACCCGTACTCGTCAGGAAATCCAATAGCAGTATCGCCCTCATCAGCGAAGGATCTCTGCTTTTTGCCAGAATCCCACGCTGGAGTATCGGTAAAGTGGTCCCCGATGTGAATCCACCGTTGATAGCCTTGACTATTGGTCGATGTTGCATCATTTGGCTCTTGTGATTTTCTACGATAAACGCGGATAACCCTTCCGGTCATTCTGTGTTTCTGATCCGCATTGGCCTCATCTCGGACAGAGCGGGACCACGGGGTGTCCGTTGGCCCGTATGTTCCCTTTCGCCTAAAGCTTCCCTCAACTGATTGAAACTCAAGCTTTGTACCATAGTAGTCTGAGTCATCACCCATAATGACCTTTGTCACCGGAGACGGTGGAGACTCAACCCCTGCGTACACAAATGTATAGCAGTACTCATAGGTATCGCCACCGAATAGCCATGGATGCTCTGTCGTGTCAGCGTGAGACGAGTCCTTCCAAACTGTCCCCGTGAAAGACTCAACGACAGGCGGCACCATCGGCGCTTCTGTGTGTACCGCCATACCCTCAACGGCCACAATAGGGTCGCCAGAGTTGTCTCGATCCAAGAACAGGTGCTCCTCTTTGGATGAGTCAACGAAGATAATTCGACCACGGCTTGGCGCAGTGTTCACAGATGTCCCTATAGAGCTTGTGTCAGTATCAGAATCATACGTTTCGCCATGTACCGGAGTCTTCAGGCCACGGTCCATCATGCCGAGAACCTCGATACAGTCTGGAGGAAGGTAGTACTGCCGAAATTCAATCTTCCAGTCTGTGTAGTAGTCTGCTGAGATCGCTGCCAGAGAGCTTGGGGTGGCGGCAACAGTCACGGTCGTTGGGTCAACGATCGGACGGTCTAAAACGATTCCACCAAATCCTGCGGGCTGGTACCCATCAGGCCACTCGTCAGAGTCTGTTCCTCCGTAGCGAGCGCCAGCAGTCGCTCCACCACTCGCGCCAGGACCACCACCGTAATCATGGCGATCGGCAGATACATCAAAAATGCCTGTAATTGTGAACTCTCGCTCACTTGAGCCGTGGGCGTATGAGGCGCGAGATGTGCTCGTAGGGGAGTCCGTGTCTCCAACAACCAGCGTATTCCCAAGCATCTCTCTGGTCGGAAGCGATTGGGCGGTACCATCAAACCTAACGACATTGCTGGCGTCGTAGTTTCTAGAGTCAGTACCAACACGAAGCTGGTTTGTTGTCGCTGCGCCGGTAATGTCCG